GAGAACTTGCCGTTAGGTTTGGACGTAAAGCCAAGAACCTCATCGACTCAGAACGATATCAAAAAGTTTTTAGAACAAAATTACAAGAAGATTCAAAAGCGGCAGGACGTTGGGAAACTTCTGCTGGTGGAGAATATTTCGCGGCTGGTGTAGGTGGTGCTATTACCGGACGGGGCGCAGATCTTTTAATTATTGATGACCCGCATTCAGAGCAAGATGCTCAAAGTAAAATCGCCTTAGACTCAGCTTACGAGTGGTATACTTCAGGACCACGACAAAGACTTCAACCTGGCGGAAAAATTGTTTTAGTTATGACAAGGTGGAGTAAAAAAGATTTAACAGGATTATTATTAGCGAATCAAAAAGAATTAAAATCTGATCAGTGGCAAGTGATCCAGTTTCCAGCAATCATGGACCACGGATCAGAGAAAGCTAAACCGGTTTGGCCAGAGTATTGGAAGTTAGATGAGTTGGAAAAAGTACAAGCCACATTACCTGTTGCTAAATGGAATGCGCAGTGGATGCAGAATCCAACTAGTGAGGAAGGCGCTTTACTTAAACGTGAGTGGTGGAGAATTTGGAAACATGATTACATTCCACAAATTCATCATGTCATACAATCTTACGATACGGCGTTCATGAAAAAACAAACGGCCGATTATTCAGCTATTACAACCTGGGGAGTTTTTTACCCGGACCAAGATTCAGGGGCCAATCTTCTACTCCTTGATGCGATTAAAGGAAGATATGAGTTTCCTGAGTTAAGACGTTTAGCTTTAGAGCAATATAAGTATTGGCAACCTGAAACGGTGATTGTAGAGGCGAAAGCTTCAGGACTGCCTTTAACCTATGAATTAAGAAAGATGGATATTCCAGTTGTTAACTTTACACCGAGCAAAGGAAATGATAAGCATGTGAGAGTAAATGCATGTGCACCTCTTTTTGAGTCTGGAATGATCTGGGCTCCTGAACAAAAATTCGCAGAAGAAGTAATCGAAGAATGTGCTGCATTTCCTTATGGCGACCATGATGACTTGGTGGACTCAACAACTCAAGCTATTATGAGATTTAGACAAGGTGGTCTTGTTCAACACCCTGAAGATTATGTTGATGAACAGAATACGGTTAAACGAAAACGGATTTACTATTGAAAAAGCTAACTAGAACCATACCGCCTAAATCAGGGCCCACGCCTCAGGGCTTGAATATTCCCTTAAAACAAGTTAGAACGGTAAGATTGGAGAAAAAAAACTTAGGCAGAAAAAATAGGAAAAATAATGGCCGAATTTAAAATTGACTATAAGTTAATCGGTCCTCAATTGTACGAGGATGATGGGAGAAAATTGATGAGAGATTCTTCTAGGGGTTCTGTAACAGTTACTGCAGATACATATGAAGAAGCAAAAAAAAAATCAAACAAGATTATAAAAAACTCCAAATCATACACTAATTTTCAAGATAGATTTCAAACTGATGCACCTAAACCAAGAATATCTTTTTTAAAAAATTTAAAAGCTGCGGGTGGATCTGGTTCTCAAAAATACGAAGGGGTTAAAGAAATTTTTCCAAAACCAAATGTAAAAATAGATAGACTTAAAAAAAATAAAGGAGGAAGAATAGATAAAGCTCTTCCTGGAGGAAACAAATATATATAATGGCAGACATAGACAAGTCACTTCCGAACGAAGTAAGAACAGAAATTAAAATTCCTGGCGAAGAAGAAATTTCGCAAGAGATTAACGTTGAAGAAATTGTACCTGAAAAAGGTCCAGTAGAAGTTGTCCCTGAAGAAGACGGTGGTGCAACCATAGATTTTGAACCTGGTGCGATTAGTATTCCTGGAACAGAAAACCATTTTGATAACTTAGCAGATTTATTACCCGATGATATTTTAGAACCGATAGGCAATGAGCTTAGAGGCAATTACAATGATTACAAAATGTCTAGAAAAGATTGGGAACAAGCTTACACAAGCGGATTAGATTTATTAGGATTTAAATACGAAAACAGAACAGAACCTTTTCAAGGCGCATCAGGTGCAACACACCCTGTATTAGCTGAAGCAGTAACTCAGTTTCAAGCGATGGCGTATAAAGAATTATTACCAAGTGATGGTCCAGTAAGAACCCAGATCCTTGGTGCAGTAAACCCGATGAAAGAACAACAGGCTCAACGTGTAAAAGATTTTATGAACTATCAGATCATGGATCAGATGCAAGAGTATGAACCTGAGTTTGATCAAATGTTATTTCATTTACCTTTAGCAGGTTCTGCATTTAAAAAAGTTTACTATGACGATTTACTAGGACGAGCTGTTTCAAAGTTTGTCCCTGCAGATGATTTAATTGTTCCGTACACGGCTACCTCATTAGACGATGCGGAAGCAATTATTCATCGAATTAAAATTTCAGGAAATGATTTAAGAAAACAACAAGTGGTAGGTTTTTATAAAGATATTGAATTAGGACAACCTGCAGACATTGAAAATAAATTAGAACAAAAAGAAAGAGAACTTGAAGGGTCTAGAAAATCAGGAAAACCTGAAGACATGTACACGTTATTAGAATGTCATGTTAATTTAGATTTAGAAGGTTTTGAAGATATGGGTCCTGATGGCGAGCCAACAGGAATTAAACTTCCTTACATTGTAACGATTGATGAGACATCAAGTAAAATTTTATCTATTAGAAGAAATTACAAAGCAGAAGATCCAAAGAAAAATAAAACTCAATACTTTGTTCATTTTAAATTTTTACCAGGACTTGGCTTTTATGGTTTTGGATTAATACATATGATTGGCGGTTTATCACGAACGGCAACTTCAGCCTTACGTCAATTACTAGATGCAGGTACGCTCTCCAATCTACCTGCAGGATTTAAACAAAGAGGTGTAAGAGTTAGAGACGAAGCAGCTCCTATTCAGCCAGGTGAATTTAAAGATGTAGATGCACCCGGTGGATCATTAAGAGATGCTTTCTATCCTTTACCTTACAAAGAACCATCACAGACTTTATTACAATTGATGGGTATCGTAGTTCAAGCAGGTCAAAGATTTGCATCTATTTCTGAAATGCAAGTGGGTGAAGGTAATTCAAACGCTGCAGTAGGTACAACGATTGCTCTCCTTGAGCGAGGATCTAAAGTAATGTCTGCAATCCACAAAAGATTGTACACAGCACTTAAACAAGAATTTAAATTACTAGGAAAAGTTATTGCAACTTATCTTCCACCAAATTATCCTTACGATGTTGTAGGTGGGCAAAGACAGATTAAACAATTAGACTTTGATGACAGAGTAGATATTTTACCTGTAGCTGATCCAAATATTTTTTCTATGTCTCAAAGAATTACTTTGGCTCAAACCGAATTACAATTAGCAACATCAAGTCCACAGATTCATAATTTATATGCCGTATATAGAAATATGTACAATGCACTAGGAGTTAAAAATATAGATCAGATTTTACCTCCGCCTCCACCACCAGCACCAAAAGATCCAAGCTTAGAGCACATTGATGCAATGGCAGCTAAACCTTTTCAAGCTTTCACAGGCCAAGATCATAGAGCACACATCACATCTCACTTGAATTTCATGTCTACAAACATGGTTAGAAATAATCCTGCTATCATGGCATCTATTCAGAAAAATATTTTAGAACATATTTCTCTAATGGCTCAAGAACAAGTTCAATTAGAGTTTAGAGAACAAATGCAACAAATGATGATGATGCAACAACAAGCTCAAATGAATCCTCAGATAGGCCAACAGATTCAAATGATAACTCAAAAAATAGAATCAAGAAAAGCTATCTTGATTGCAGAAATGACTGAAGAGTTTATGAAGGAAGAGAAGAAAATTACATCACAATTTGATTCAGATCCTTTATTGAAGTTAAAATCTAGAGAAGTTGACCTTAGAGCTATGGAAAATGAGCGTAAGAGAGAAGCGGATGAGTCTAAAGCTGAATTAGATAGAGCTAAATTAATGCAAGCTAAAGATATTTCAGAGGATAAACTAGAACAAAACGAAGATTTGGCTAAATTAAGAGCGGGAGTTTCCCTTGCTAAATCAGGAGTTCAGTCTGCTGTCGTAGAAATAGACGATTAATAAGAAAAAGCATGACAAAATCAAATAAAAAAGTTAAAACAATATAAAAACGGAGATAATTTATGATGAACTATAAAAAATCTAAAAAAGTAGCAATACCTTCTCAGAATGTTGAAGTAGATCCTAGATCTAAAACAACAGCTGATGGTGCTTTTAACTATATTCCTACAGGAGATAAGGAAAAAGTTAGAGGGACTAAAAGAATGTTACCGGAAAAGAAAAAAACAGCAACTTGGTACTAACCTATGTGGTTCTCGGCAATTAAATTAGCCGTTTCTGCTGGTAGTAAAATTTATGCTAACCGTCAGAAAACGAAAATGGCAATGTCTGATGCACAATTAATGCATGCACAGAAAATGGCTGAAGGAAAAGAAGCTTACCAAGGAAAATTGCTAGAAGCTAGACAATCTGACTGGAAGGACGAGGCAGTTCTCATAATATTGTCGACGCCGATCGCAATTTTGGCCTGGGCAGTGGTATCGGACGACCCGGGAGCGATGGACAAGGTAAAACTGTTTTTTGATATGTTCTCAGAACTTCCGAAATGGTTTACAAATTTATGGATACTTGTAGTTGCAAGTATTTATGGTATAAAAGGAACACAAATATTTAAAGGAGTAAAAAAATAATGAGTGAAAATAGTAGATTATTTAACAAGTATGGAGTTAGTCAAAACGCTATTACTAAAGGTATTTTGAAAGAGGGTCTGACAACAGGCGACTTTGATAAATATATGAAACAAAGTGCTGAAAAAGCTTTTAAAGAAGGTTTTAAACCAAGTGAGATTGCTGAATTTAAAAAACAACACGAAAGCAGATTAAAAAAAGCACAAGATGCTGCTGCATACAATTTAAAAAACAGACGAGGAATGTCTGAGTATAGAAAAAAATCTAAAGGTAAAGCTAGTGACACTGGTAGTGAATATAGATCAGGTGGAAGAGTTAATCTTAGAGGTGGTGGGATTTGTAAAAAAGGAATGAATCCTAAAGCTAGAAACAATAACTCATAACAAAGGAAAAAATAATGGCAAACAAACTATATAACACACAAGTAGCTAACTCAAGAGTAGCTCTTAAAAAAGGTGGCTTCTTAAAAAAAGTCGGTAAGGCAGCAGCAGGAATAGGTGCAGCTGTTTTAGCAGCTAAAGGTTTTAGAAAAAAACCAGCCGCTAAGAAAAAAGATACAAGAGATGCAGTAGACAAATACTTTGCTAAAAAAGGTACGTCTCTTAAAACAGGAGATGCAAGTGCAGCAGAAGCTATGGCTAAATCAGATAGAGATAAGAAAATCTTTAGAAGAGGTTTAGATAAAATAGCAGCAGCTGGTGGTGTTTCTAAATTAAAAGCTGGTGG